CACCATTCACCGGTCAGACATGCCTAACCCACTTTCCAACCTCGTTTCCCGCCTCATCTCTCCCATCGTCACCCAGACCGTCCGGGAGGCATTTACCGTCGCAGAAACTGACAACACCTTCTTTGTCGGTGCCCGCCGCTACGACGAGACCGACCGCGACCGTCTCCAATACGACCGCGCCGAGATCCTTGACCAGTGTCTCACCGCCTGGCGCGAGAACCCCCTTGCCCGGCGGATTGTCGAACTGACCAGCCAGTACGTTGTCGGCGGGGGTTTCGATCTCAAGTGCAAAGATGATCAGACCAAAGCCTTCATTGATCAATTCTGGAAACACCGTCTCAACCGCATGGAAGCCCGCGTGATCGAAATGTGTGACGAGCTCACCCGCACGGGCAATCTCTTCATCCTCATCAGCACCGACGCGTCCGGCATGTCCTATCTCCGCATCCTGCCGGCCGCCAATGTCGACCGCATCGAAGCCTCGCCTAATGACATCGAACAGCCCCTCTCGTTCATCACCAAAGCCGGCCAGAATTTCGAACCTCAAACCTATCCGGCCTATGACCCTCTCACGGATACCCGGGCGGAGGATGGAAAACTCCCCCTTGTTGTCCTTCATTACGCCATCAACCGGCCGGCTGGGGCCCAGTGGGGCGAGTCCGATCTGGCCCCGGTGCTCGTCTGGCTCCGCCGTTATTCAGCCTGGCTTGAAGACAGGGTCCGCCTCAACCGTTTCCGCAACGCCTTTCTCTATGTCGTCAAAGGTCAGTTCACGTCCGAAGCCGCCCGCAAAGCCCGCCAGAATGAACTTGCCGCCAACCCGCCATCCCCCGGCTCCATTCTGGTCACGGATGAATCCGAATCCTGGTCTGTCCTCTCGCCAAAGCTTGAAGCCACCGACGCCATGCAGGACGGGTTAGCCCTCAAAAAACTCATCGCCGCCAGTGTGGGTCTCCCCATGCATTTCCTTGCCGAGCCGGAAGGGGCCACCCGCACCACGGCCGAAGCCGCGGGCGGGCCGACCTACCGCCGGTTCGAACAGCGCCAGCAGTTCTTCCTCTGGCTTCTCAAAGACCTTCTGCAGGTGGTCATTGCCCGGCGGGCAGTGATTGACAGCTCGCTCCATCCAGCGGATCCGGTTGAGGTCCGGGGCGCGGATATTTCCGCTCGGGACAATGTTGCACACTCGGTTTCCGGTGTCAATATTCTCAATATGCTCGAACGTCTCTACGACATGGGCTTTATTGACGGGCGGGAGCTTTTGCGGATTTCGTATAGGTTTGTTGGTGAGACGGCTGACATCGATGATCTTATCACCCGCGGTTCAGGAAAGGACAACCGTCGTAACACTGACCCACTCCGGACAACCCGCGCCGATTCCGTCTCCACCGACACCGGCGAACCCGTTGACCATGACACCTAATGCCTGACACCTAATCAACTACTCACTATTCACTATTCACCATAGCCTGAAATGGCTTCAAGCCATATCAGGCGTATGCCCACCTCATGAGAGGTGGGCCCGAAAGGCCCTCTCATGTCCGAACCAGCCCCAACCTACCTCACCGAACACCAGGCCCGCTTCACCGCCCATGCCCGGCCCCTCACCACGGGTGAATTTGAGATCCTCTGCATCACCGCGGGGGAGGGCAACGGCTGGAAATTCTCCACCGACGTTCTCAGGAATTCTCTCTCCCTTTGGGAGGGGGTCCACTGTTTCATTGATCACGCCTGGTTCTCCCGCTCCGTTCGGGACCTCGCCGGCCAGATCGTGGATCCCACTTGGGACGAGAACGCTGGCGGCATCCGCGCCACGCTCAAAGCCTTTGGCCCGGGCGGCGAGCTTCTCACTGAGTTTGGCCGGCAAATCCTTGCCGAAACAGGCGATCAACGCCCGCGGATCGGCTTCTCCGCGGATGTCCTCTTCACGTCCAGCGCCAAACAGGTGAAGCAAATCCTCAAGGTCATCTCCGTTGACCTCGTCTATGATCCGGCCCGCGGCGGCGCTTTCTTGAGGGCCTTGAATAGCCTGGAGCACCCTCAAGGTGCCCCAGGCGTATGCCGGAGCCAGGAGGCTCTGGCTAGCCAATCTCCCCAAACCCCAACAAATCAACCTAATCATATTGGAGGAACAACCATGCCTGAAACAACCCAACCCACCCAGCCCGCTCTGCCATCTATCCACCAACCCGATCCGATTCCCCAGGATCAACCGGCAACCCCCGCACGTCTCAGTGCGGATCCGCCGGCCCAGCCCGATCCCGCGCCGGAACACCAGCCCGCCCCCGGCCAACCCGATCAGGGCGATCAGCTCGAAGCCGTCCTTGCTGAAGCCCGCAACACCCGCGTCCAGATGTGCACCTACCTTCTCGACTCGGCGCTCTCCACGTCCAACCTTCCCAAACCCATGCAGGAGCGTCTCCGCAAGCAGTTCTCCAACCGCGCCTTTGACCCCGCCGAGCTTCAGGAGGCGATCCAGGACGCCCGCACCATGCTCAGTGATCTCACAGCAGCTCAGGAGGTCACGGGTCCCGGCCGGATCACGTCCGTCTTCAATGAACGGGACAAACTGCAAGCCGCCGTTGATGATCTCTTTGGCAATCCCCGCCCGGATGATCTCAAAGGAGTGCAGGTACCGTCCCTCTCCGGCGTTCGTGAGCTTTATCTCATGCTCACCGGCGATCACGATCTCCATGGGGGTTACTATCCGGATCGCATCCAGTTGGCCACCACAGCAGACTTCACCGGTCTGATCAAAAACGCTCTCAACAAGATCGTGATCAACACCTGGGAGATGTTGGGCCGCGCCGGCTACGATTGGTGGCGCATGATCAGCACCATCGAGCATTTCAACACCCTTCACGATGTCACCGGCACCCTCATCGGCACAGTGGGTGATCTGCCGGCCGTCGCTGAGGGCGAACCGTATACCGAATTGGCCATCGGTGACTCCCCCGAAACCGCCAGCTTCACCAAATATGGCGGGTATATCCCCCTCACCCTCGAATTGATCGACCGGGATGAAACCCGCAAGCTCAAAGCCTATGCCCGCGAGTTGGGGTCCGCCGGCCTGCGCAAGATCTCCAAGCTTGTGGCTGAAATCTTCACGGTCAACGCCGGCATCGGCCCGGACATGGCGGATACGGGCGCGCTCTTCAACGCCACCGCAGTCACCACGGCCGGCGGCCATGCCAACCTCGGCACGACCGCGCTCGCCGGGCCGGCCTGGGACGCCGCCTGCCAGGCCGTCTACGACCAGCCCATGCTCATCAAGAATGCGCTCACCCATTACGGCACCGGCCCCAAAATGGCCATCAATCCCAAATTCTGTCTGGTGCCTCGTGCGCTCCAAAAGACCGCGTCCGAAATCTTGCAGGGTGAGTTTGTTCGGGAAGCCACCTTTGTCTATGACAATGTCCTCAAGGGGACGGCCGTTCCGCTTGTTGTGCCCGAATGGACCGACGCGGATAATTGGGCGGCCGCCTGCGATCCGCTCATTTCCCCCGCCATCTATGTCGGGGAGCGCTTCGGCATCATGCCCGAGATCTACGTTGCCAGTGACGAACTCTCGCCGGCGGTTTTCATGAGCGACGAACACCGCCTCAAAGTCCGCCACTTCCTCGCCGTCTGGGTTAATGACTTCCGCCCGCTTCACAAGTCCAATGTCGCATAATCAGGCTCAGCCTCGGATCATATCAGACGTTACTCCTGAAGCGAAGCGGATAGGAGTAATGACTTCCGCCCGCTTCACAAGTCCAATGTCGCATAATCAGGCTCAGCCTCGGATCATATCAGACGTTACTTCTGTAGCGAAGCGGAACCCCCGAAGCAAAGCGGAGTGGGGCAGAAGCGAAGCGGATAGGAGCAATGACTTCCGCCCGCTCCACAAGTCCAATGTCGCCTGATAACCTGATACCTACTACCTGATACCTACTCAACTACTCACTATTCACCATTCACTATTCACTTTCCAACGGGAGTTAACCATGTCCAAACTCAAACAGCTTCTCGCATCCCGCAAGTTCTGGGCAGCCCTCATCGGCTTTGTCCTCGTGATCGTCAAAGTCTGGAAACCCGACTTTCCCCTCGCTGAGGATCAGCTCACCGCCGTCGTCTATGTCCTCGTTGCCTACATCCTCGGCACGGGCATCGAAGACGGTCTCAGCCGGAACGCCGGCCAGTAACCTCTTACCCCGAAGTCCCCTCTCCTGCCCAGGGAGAGGGGATCTGTAAATCGTCTGCTATCCATTCACCATTCACTTCTCACCATAGCCTGAAATGGCTTCACTCAAAGAGTGCTCTTCGAGCAAGCCATATCAGGCGTATGCCCACCTCATGAGAGGTGGGCCCGAAAGGCCCTCTCATGTCCACACCAACCCAGGCCACCCTCGAAAAAATCGCCACCAAACTCGCCAAAGGCAAACCGCTCGCTTTCAAACTCCACGATTCAGGCACCCTTGTCATCATCGGCTCCGACGGCCGCAAGCAGTCCTTTTCTCAGACCGAATGGCAAAAGGCTTCTGAGGCCGGCAGCCGGTCTGCTAAGGGTTCTACAGCGGCATCACAACCCAAATCATCGCCATCATCAAAACAGTCCCGCAAAAAGAGCCCTGCTGAATCCGCGAAATAAATCTCGTTTGGAAGGTCCTCATGTCAACCACTCTCACCGACATCCGCACCCGGGCCGCCGTCCAGCTTGATGATACCCACAACCTCATCTGGCCAGCCAGCGCCCTTGACGAAGCTGCCCGTTCCGCCCTCGCCGAGCTTTCCCGTGTCTCCGGAGTCGCGCTCACCCTCTCCGGCCTT